GACATTTTGCGTTTATATTTGCGTTCCCATTGCACAGCGCACCAAAGGTTTGTTGTCACCTCGTATGGGCCGTTGCCGGTGTCTAATTTCATTGTTATTTGCATGTCTGCCGCCTTGCGTCGGGTTAGTTATGGGGTGATGTCGCGCGTGTAGGTTCCGCCAACAAACGATGCGGTCACCATGCTGAGTTCTCCGACAGCGCCAGCAATGGGCGTAAAGTTGACAAGCTGCATGTTAATGATTGTGTACTCAGGATTGCTTGGGCCCTCTGATAGTCCAGATGGGCTAATGACAAGCGTTGTTGTGCCAGTGCCGACGTTTGCAAACAGTGTTGCTTCGACTTCTCCAGCGCCATAAGACAAGTACATTTCTAGCTCTACTTCTACGGTCTGCAAGCCAGGCACAAAACGGTGCCCAGTATCGCCAAATGCAGTTGACTCTAAACTGTCGTTGCCTAACGTGATTGTTGCGCTACGGCATTGGTCGGTCAGGTCTACAAGGGTGCCGCCAGTGGTGGGCGCCAGGTTTACTGTCGGGTTTGTGAGATACGTTGTCGTTGCCATTTTGTCTCCTAAAAGAACACTTCGCTATAAGTTAAGAGTAACACTTTTACGCTGTCTGTGCTTGTAAAGCCATTTGCAAGTTGTAGCAAGGGTAGGTTGCGCCGCCCATTTCGATTGCGCCTGGCTGGCCTGACATGACAATAATTGGGCTTGCCAGCACGCTGGCGGCAATGCTTAACAGTTTCTGTAAAACTGGTAGGCCTGCTGGGCCTGTGCCGATGACCTTGACTGGAAACGTCATGCGCACAATGTTGCCTTTGCCTGCGATGGTCTCAAAACTGGGCGCGTCAAGAAACACACAGTTAGGCACAATTTTGGTGGCGTCATTTACAACGCGCAAGCCAGTAACTGCCGTCAGTGTCGCTGTGACGTCAGCGATTGCCTCGTTAAACAGGTCTGTATATGCCATTAGGCAACCTGTGGGCGGTCAATGCCTAGCAGCTGCTTAATTACTGGCGTCATAGCATTAACGTTTGCCTGTCCCATGCCGTCAAATGTTGCAAACGTGTCTTGTGTGCTGCCTCGACTACGCCACAAGGCCGCCGCATACATGAGCGTGCCTAGAGTGACGTCGTGCCCAGGTGAAGTAGTCAATGAATCTGCATAACCTGACTCTTGCCTGCGACGATACGCAAAATCGTTGCCGGCGTTGCGGGCCTGCGTAAGCAGCGTGTAATCGTCTGAGGGGTCGGCAATATCTATGCCCAGATATGTTTCTAGTTGCGCTGCTGTAATCCAGGTGCATGACTGCGTATAAGTGACGGTGCCTGTATAAATGACGGTGTATAAAACGTCGGCGCCAGTACAAGCAAACAACACTTGGTTTTCTCTAGGCACGTTTGCATTAAACATAAGCGCGCCTGACTGTCCGTCAACGCCAATGTACTCATACAGCGGAATGTCAAGCACAGTAAATGTGCCGTTAAACGGTGCGCCCAAACTGCCAACAGTTACCTGCTGGCCCACAACTATTTCTGTGGGTGTCAGCGTCTGTATAACTGCGTAGTTGTCTAGCAGTTGTTTGCTTTGTGTTCCGTATACAGCCACAGCTGCACCGCCTTTCTAATTAGGCGATTACGATTCCCTGAATAAAGCTCGACTTGGCAACAAATGTTGCAAAGTAGCCGTAGTAAGAGAATGTGCGGCTAAGCGTAGATGGGTTTGCAATGCTCAAAATGCCTTGCTGTGCTTCGTAAATCTCATAGCCAGGTGCGTAAACCACAAGCATTGTGCCGCTTGCAAAGTTGTTATCAACAACAAGCGTTAGGCCCATTACGTCCATGCCAGTGTAAGCAAGACCGCCTACGCGACCAATGCTGTTCTGACCGATGACGCCGTTTGTGGTGTAACCCAAAATTGGGCGCTTTGAGTTGTCAAGCTGTGAGCCCAACTTCTCCCATACGTCTGGTGACACGCACAAGTGTGTTGGGAAATAGTTGCTGTCTTCAGTAATTTCACGCGCTGCGTCGTACAAAGCACTGATAAGTGAACTTGGGTTGTCAGCGGTGACAGTCCATGTCGAGCCTGAAGCAGTCTTGCCAGAAACCAAGTTGTCGGCTGCAATGTTGTCAGTCGCAATAAGGTACTCACCTGCAAGGTCGTTAAGAATAAGATTCATAGACGATGGGTCTGTGAAGTCCATATCTTGCATTGTCAAGGTGACCTGGCCAGCAACAGTTGTTTTCGTAACTGTGTTAGACGCAATAACCATTGTGGTTGCGCTTACTGCTGAGCCCTCAGTCTGAGTTGCTGCGCTGGTGTGCGTGGTGATGGTTGGGCGGATAAAAGTTTTGCTTGGTGTGTTTGGCATTGCGCGAGCGCCAAAAGCGCTAACGACTGGGCGCACAAAGTTAAGGTCTTGGAACAATGGGCCAAGAACTGGCACTGGCAAAAGGCCTGGCGTGTCAGTTGTGAGCACGTCGCCAGCTGCTGCTTGCAATGCTGTCTGCTGTGAGCGCACTGCTTCTTTGTATGCAGCGTTAACGTTTTGGAACGTGTCGCCGCCAGCGTGCATTGCTGCAAGGTATTCAGCAGGTGTTGGCATAGCGAATTGGCGCTTTGGCTGTGCAAACAGTTTCTGTGCGCTTGCTTCGATAACTTCAGGTGCGGTTGGCTCTGACACTTCGGGTTCCTCCGGTAGTTCTGTTTCCGTTGTCGGGTCTTCTGATTCAGTATTACACAAATCTTCGGCGTTTGTATCAGAACTGGCTGCAACTTCTGTAATTACTGCGCCGGCAAATGCTGGCTGGCTGACTAGCGACAGCTCTAACCATTGGGCAGCCTCTACAACCATCACGCCGTTTTGGTCATAGGTAAACTTTGTGGGGTTTACGCCTACTGACACGCTGTCCAATACGCCGTCGGCTGCAAGCACTAGGGCTTCATTGCCTAATTCTGTGGCACTGACTTTTGCTGAAAAGTACATGTTTTCTTCGTCGTCGGTGCGCTCAGTTACTAGGCCAATAGCCTGGTTAGCGTCGTGTTGCATGTAGAGCTTTGGGGCTTTGCCCTCGACTGGCAGGCTGCCGCGTAGGAACATAACTTCCGTACCGCTGGCGTTAGCAATGACGTTATATGGCACAGCGATGCCTGTAATGGTGCGGGTTTTTGAGCCGTCGGGTGCAGCTGCGTCAACTGTAAAAGTGCTGGCGGTTACTCTAATCATGCTAATTCCTCCTGGGTATTTTCGTAGTCTGGCGTCATAGCGTCAGCCACGTAGTTTTCTGCTAAAAAGTTTTTTGCGTTAAATTTGCAGTATGTGCCTCTGGGCAAAACGTTGTTTTGGCTTAAGGTGCTGGCAATGCATTCGGCGTAAGGTTTAACGCCAAAAATGTATAGGTCAGCGCGTGACTGCTCGCTCGACGTGTAGGCGTAAGAGCCAGTTGCAATTCCGACTAGGTACGGGGGCACGCCGCACAAGTTTGCTAAATGCAGGCTGCTGTTTTGCGAGCTTTCTATCATCATCATTTTGTCGGGCGTCGCATTGCTGGGCTCATAGGTTAGGAACTCATTGAGAACAGCCGTTTGCGACGTAAGTCTTGCCTGGTTGAACGCGGCGCCGATATCGGCTAATTCTGTGGCGCTCAGGGGTTCGCCCCCGACCTGCCGCAAGATGCCAGACGGAATTGACGACCTGGCCATGTTGTACCTTGAGTCCTCGACTTTAAGACTGGTTTCTATGGTTTGCGCGCTGCTGTAAATGATGCCTTGTATTGGTGACAAGAATTGCACTACGTCATTTGTTGGTATTTGGTTGCCAGCAAAATATATGTCGTTGCTAATACCAAAGAAGACTGGGCCCTCGTTTTGGTCGGGTGTTGTGACGCTGCCGGCAGGAATGCGCGTAAATGTTGCTGGGAAACCGTCGGTTGTGCGTGAGGTGATATACCAAAACGCCCTGCCGTAGAAAAGCAAATCGTCAAGCGTCCAAGCCATAAGAAATCCGTAGGTTACGGTCGGGTCGGGCTGGCGTAGCCAACTGCGCGGGGCTATTGGCACTTGTACCATTTCGCCTGTTAAGTCGTCAAAGGTTTCGTTGTACATTTGCAAAGGCATACAGGCAATAACGCTGGCCAGCAGGTCCCGGCTGCGGCTGACAGTTGCAAGAGACATTGCGCGGTTGCGGGCTGTGCCCTCATGGTACTGGTAGTACTGGCCGATGGAATTGACGCCGCCGACGCCGACGGCAGCCTGTACTTTTGGCGCGTCGGCTTGTGTAATACTGAATCAGAAGACCCGACAACGGAAACAGAACTACCGGAGGAACCCGAAGTGTCAGAGCCAACCGCACCTGAAGTTATCGAAGCAAGC